TAGAAAAGTTTAAGGATGCACCTTTTAGTATGGGAAAAATCCAAAAAATTGTTTTAAAAAATAGAGCAAGACATTTAAACAAGAAAGAAGTACAGACTCTAACTGAAGAAATGACAGAAGAGATATTGCTTGGTGGTGAGTGTTATGAGGATGTGATGAGTTACTTTGTTGATAAACCCGCACGATCATTTGATTTAGAGGATGGTAGATAATGGTAGCTAGATGTCGTGGAATATGTGATTTGATAAGATTAAAACAGGAAGTAAAAAGACCTAAAAGACTTCCATACCTAACACATTCACAATGTAGAGTGTGTAGGATATGGTTTGATAAAGAGACACTTACATCTCATAGATGTCCATGTTGTAGTACAATACTAGCGATACTTCCAAGAGAGAACGGAAAGAAGAGAATATATAGAAAGGTGTTACATGAACTTAAACACTGATCAACTAGAGGGTGTAGGACCAAAAACAGTAGAGAAACTAGTGGCGTTTGGTGTTACTTCTCTATATGATATTTGTGTTAGGGGTGCAAAAGAGATATCAGAGATAACAGGAACAGCAAAGTCAAAGGCAGATGCTTGGGTGTTCAATGCACAAAAGATACTCGAATCTGAGGGTCTAATAAGGAAAACAGATATGTCTACACTAGATTTATTTGAATATCAAAATAATATTGATACTTTAGCAGTAAAATGTAAGGCAGTAGACGACCTTATGAGTGGGGGAGTCAAGCCAGAATGTACTTACGAAGTATATGGGGAGTTTGGTTCTGGGAAAACTCAGTTCTGCCTTGCATTAACAGTCGAGGCTATTGCCAGAGGAGATAATGTTGTTTGGGTTGACTGTGAAGACACATTCAGACCAAAAAGAGTGGCTGAGATTCTTAAAGAAAGGGGATATACAAAAGACACAGAAGAGGCGTTTGATTACTTGAAGAAAATAGATTATTTCTTTACACCCAACACTGAGCAGTTGATGGGAACTATTAATGCATTATCTGATGTCTTATTAAAGAAAAAACCAAGACTTGTAATAATAGATGGTTCTATTGGACAGTTTAGGGAGGAGTATTTGGGAAGAGGAACACTTGCAGACAGACAGAATCAAATAGCAAGGCTAATGACACACCTAAAGAACATAGCATTTTATTTTAAATGTACGGTAGTATTCACAAACCAAGTAATGTCAGATCCAAGTATAATGTTTGGTGATCCTACAAAGCCAATAGGTGGCAATATTGTCGGTCATGCAAGCACATATAGGATATATTTCAAGAAATCCGGGAGAAAACATATTGCCAGAATGGTAGATAGCCCAGAACACCCTGTTGCAGATGCTCCATTCGCTCTTGACGCTAAAGGAATATCAGATGTAGAAGAATAATGAACAAAAAAGAATATGGAATGAAGAAGAAAAAAGATGCCGAGGATAGAGCAACTTTTCCTAATTTGGGTATACTTGGAGGAATGGAAAAAGGGAAAGATTGGTGGGAATATTTTAAATATGCTAAAGGGATATCAGATGTTAAGTGAAGATAATGAGGATTTTTGGAGAGTTGCTGCTGTTATATTAACTGGTGGTATTGGAGATTTAAACTCTAAGAAGAAAATCAAAAAATATAATTTTGATAATCCAGACGGTGTTGTACGTATATTCAAGAAGATTATAAAAGAATAACGATATATACACTCAATTACTCATATAAGTATGAACCCAAGGGAACGCATGAGGTTTAGTAATAGAAAAGCAGTTAATTGGTTGCTAGAGAATGGCTATGATGACATATGGTTAAAAGCTCATGGTAGGAGGCATGATTTGGTCTACACAACAGGTGAATGGTATCGTGCATTGGATTTATGGAATTTATTTGATGGAATATGCTTCAATAAGGTAGGTAAAATAGTTCTTATACAGATAAAAACCAACTCATGGGCGAAAGAACAACCCATAAAGGACTTCCTAACTAACAAAAAGAACCTTACTGCACTAGCTATCAACGTAAGTAGGCGTAAAGGTAGGTGGTATGTTCATATCCGGGAGTATAAAACTTAAATACAAAACAATACAACAAAATTATATTGGCACATATAACAATAATAGCGGGCGGAGTATGCAAACTCTGTGGTCATCCACAAAGAACACATCAGGACAACAATGGTTGTACCGATTGTGATTGCACAGCAATAGGTTCATATTAAAGTAACAATTTATATTACCTATATGTTCAAGGATAAAGATGGTAATATAATTGGTGTCGGTGAAACTACTGCTATTTCTATATGTACTGATCTTTTCAAAGACAGCACGAAAATCATTCCTCAGTATCCTCTTCTAAAACTACTCACAGACGACTACATAGATTCATTAGCAGAGAGTTATTTAAAACATAAAGTAGATATTATGATATTCACATCAAATCAAAAGATCGTTGTTCGTGTGCAGGGTAAGGACCATGATGGTGTGTTAAAGTCATCGAGAGACACTGTTCAGAAGAAACTAATGGAATGGAATGGTTGTATAGTCGTGGATCTAACATGGCAGGAATGTCCATATCTATTCAAGGAACAGAAAGATGAGAATAGTTACTTGGAGGTTTTGAACGCCTTTAAGAGTTCAGGATTATTTATATAGATCTTTAGGTGCGTCTGGCTTTACTTCTTTGTCTTCCTTTACATCTTCGTCTTTTTGCTTCAAGTACATACTATACAACTCATGTTTTTGTTGTGATATCTTCTCCTTTACCATTAGCATAGTTATCTCTACCTCAAGGAAGCTACATTTGTTATCTAGGAAAGCCTTGTCTAACGCCTTATCCATTTTACCATAGAGTTTATCTATTATATTCCACCTTGGTTCGTGATCATGTTCCGGGGGCATACCACCCCTATTTTATTACTTTATTTAAATTTATGCCTTACTTTAGCAACAATAGCAATAGTAATACCAATAATAGGTATTAATTCTAATGTATCAATTCCATATAGAAAGAAATCTACTATCATACCATGATTATGTAAATAACCTCCTCCAAATACACACTCTAAAGCCCACCAAGAATGGGGTATTTGGGCATATAGTATAATTGCTGATATTATAAGGCTTTTAGCCATATGCCTCTCATACCAGTCGAGGAATCTAGTAATGGGTGTGACCATACCATCCAAAAACTTTAAACTTTAATAAAGTTATGGAATTACATGGCTTGCACAGTAGATTTCAAATTAGGGGGAGAAAACCGTGGTATTTTCTATAATGAAACAAGCCGTTGTCTTATATACCTCAGTAACCACGAAAATTTAGAAGACATATATAAGACTATTACCCATGAGGTACTACACTACTGCCTTGATGAGAACAGTGTACAAATTGATGAGGAACAAGAGGAGAAATTAATCTTTAATATTCAGTGGGCAGAATATTCTTTAGCATGAGAGATGAATTTATATTTAAGTTTGGAAAGGCGAGAGAAGTTGCCGCATATTCACAGAAGTTGAACCAAATAAAAATAAATTTAAGATATGTCGAGAGTGTTAACCATCTCTACGAAATAATTGAGCATGAGGTTTTACATAAGGTTTTATGGGAACTTGACATCCCAATTAGGCGTGAACATAAACTGATCAATAAAATATTATGGTCTGACTATGATATCTGACTGAATAGGCGTGGTAGTTCACTAATCGGTACTCTAATAGTACAAAATTCTCTACCCTCTTTCATTCGTTGTGCTAAATTCATACATTTTTTTGAGCAGTATTTATTGGCGAATTGTCGCAAACCAACTTTTAAAATGTTTCTGCCGCACACTTTACAATCCTTATCTTTCCTAACATAACTCTTTCTTAATCTTAATTTATCCACAGCTGCACGACCTTTTCTATTACATTTATGTGAACAATATACTGGACCAGCACCATAGAATCCTCTTTCATATTCCTTACCACATACTTTACAAATATTAATACTTCTTAACTTCTGTTTCATCCCAATACCTTTCTATCTTCTTCATACATTCGGCACATAGTTTAAGTTCATCAACCTCTCCCCTAACCTTTTCAGAGAGACATATGTGACAAAACATCATAGTAGCCTCGCAATAAATTCAGTCACTGTAGCTGTTACTGCATTACCTAGACATTTATATCTTTGGGTATCACTTATCCCCTTAGTCCAACCATCCGGGAATCCCTGTAATCTCTCACACTCTGTTGGTGTTAACTTCCTTATTCTACAATCATCTATTAATACAAAATCCCCACTATTGTTTGTTAATGTCCATGTGTTATCTCTCTTCTGAACTCTTTGTTTCATATTAGCATTGGTATTTGACTTATATACCATATATACCCCAGTTTTTGATCCTAAACCACCACTGTTAGCTCTTAATGACCTTGCCACACCATCTGTTGAATATATCCTATAACTATCATCGTTAGAGTTCTTCAATACCTTTAATTTTGGTTCTGCTATCATTGTTCTTCCTGCTCCATATCCTTTCCAGTAGTTTGCTGTGAGTGCACCTGTATGTCTGTTCTCAATGTTGGGTGTCTGTCCATGTGATTCAGCATTGACTTTACTGTCTTCTCTGAGAGGAAATACTTCTCGTCTACCTTGTCCTCTAAGATGTCCGATAATGAAGACACGTTCCCTGTTTTGTGGAACAAAATATTTGCTGTTAATGACAAACCATTCACAGTCATACCCCACTTCATCCAATGCTTCTTGGATGACTCCATAGGTCTTCCCTTGGTCGTCAGATAGTAACCCTTTGACGTTTTCGAGGAATAGAATAGGTGGTTGCTTTTCCCTAGCAATCC